TTCGGCTTGACGATTCAGACGGGCCTCGCGAAGTGGAGCGCGCTCAACGGAACCGCGACGATCTCGGGTCACGCAGAGACGGCGCGTCTCGGCGGTGAGCTTACGATGACGGTTCAGTCCAACGCTTCAGCATCCGACGAGTTCTTTAAGGATCTCGGAACGCAGAAGTTTATCCGCCTCACGTGGACGGACGGAACGTATTCCCTCACGATCTACCTCTCGACCGTCGTCTCCGAGGTAACTCCTATCGCAGGTGAAGACGAAGGCATTACGACGATGACGGTCACGGCACGAATCGCAACAGATCCCGTGAGCCTGAAGCCGTTTAAGGTTGTGGCAGTTAATAGCGTGAGCGCGCTCCCGTAAGTTCTTCGGGAGGCGAGAAGAAGGAGGCAACGTGAGCGAAGTACGCGCAGATCGTAAGATCAGGATCGAACTAACCGCGCCATTTGACGGATGGTGGGCGGAGATGAGACTCCACGTCCCGTTCAGGCTCGCAGTAATGCTCGAGTCTGATTCTCCGACGGATCGCGTGAACGCGATTAAGTCGATCATCGTCGCGCACAACTTCCGCGAAGAGGTGGGATACGAAGATCCAATCGAGGACGTTCTCCTCGCCCCGGATGATGCGATCTCGCAGCTCCTCGAGAAGTGGGGAGCACTAAAGGCGGCCCTCCCTTCCGCGTAAGGCGGGCGGCGCAACTAATCGCCCTCGGGCGACCCGTTCGTCCTCCCGCAGAAGTCGTCGCGGTGGTGCTCGCAGAGAAGTGGGGAGTCACGCCCGCTACAATCCTCGAGATGGATTTCGGGGACGTCCTCAGATGGTGGACGATTGTCTCCGATCTTAGTAAGACGAAGGAGAGATAGTGGCCGCATCATCCCGCGTCGATATCACGATCTCGAAGGAGACGCTCGAGCAGATCTCCGGGCTATCCCTCGCGCTCGCCGCAGGGTTCGACGAGAAGAGGATTGATAAGGCTCTCGCCGCCGCCGCCCTCTATGCCGCGAAGGGTCAGGTTAAACCCGTGAAGAACGCCGCGCCCGTCAAGACGGGACGCCTCCGTCGCGCGATTTGGGCGAATCCCGTGATGAAGAATAAGCCCGGAGCCTACGTCGGGATCAGGGCGGGAAAGTCTCGCGCCGATACGAAGGGCGCATATTACCGCTACGTCGTCACGTCAGGGATTAAGCGCGTCCCGTACGCGATCACGCCGAATCGCAGGTCGGGAGCTCAGGCTCTCAATATCCCGGGGATCGGGTATCGCCTCTCGGCGACGCGAACGTCTCCCGTTAAGGGTCGCCCGTTCGTCGAGGAGACGGTGAGCCGCAACTTCGACACAATCCTACGAATGTTCGGAGATGCTCTGACGTCTATTATCGAGCGCGGTATCCCGAAACGCGGCGGAGTTCGCGTTCGACTCCCGAAGCCGAGGTAACGAATGGGCTCATCCGCTCAGGTCACGTTCGCATTTCTCGCGAAGGACGTCGCGTCGGGAACTATCCGTGGGCTCTCGAAGACGATCTCCGGACTCGGAAGCGTCGCGGGGAAAGTGGGCGGGCTCCTTAAGACGGGACTAAAGGTCGGGATCGCAGCGATCGCGGGCGCGGTCGCGGGCGCAGGGGCCGCCCTCGCAGCCTTCACGAAGGGCGCGATCGAGGACGAGGCAGCTCAGTCAAAACTCGTCGCAGTCCTTAAGGCGCGAGGACTCGCGACGAAGGAGAATCTCGCCGCGACGGAGGAGTCGATTAAGGCAGGAGCGAAGCTCGCGTTCACGGACGATCAGGTGCGCGCGGGGCTCGCAACCGCAACGCAGTTCACGAATAACTTCTCAAAGGCTCAGAAGATCCTCGCCGTTTCGCAGGATCTCGCCCGGGCGAAGAATATCTCTCTCGAGAAGGCGACCCTCCTCGTCGGGCGCGCATACGACGGGAATACGACGGGTCTCTCCCGAATGGGCGTCGCGCTCGAGAAGGGCGCGAAAGGTACGAAGGCACTCGACGCCGTAACGGCGAAGTTCGGGGGCTCGGCGGGTGCGTATACGGAGACGACCGCGGGCGGTATCGAGGCCCTTACGATTCAGCTCGCCGAGGCGGGCGAGTCCATCGGGCAGTCTCTCCTCCCGATCGTGAACGATCTCCTTAAAGTCTTTAACGAGAAGGCCCTCCCCGTCATCCTCTCCGTCGTGGACGGGATTAAGTCCTTCATCGATAATAATCGCGGGCTCATCGCCTCCGTCGTCGAGACGGTCGCAGGGTTCGTCGGGAACCTAATCCCCGTCCTCGTTCAGGTCGGGCAGTTTATCTTCGGGACGATCGTCCCTGCGATCGTCGGGTTCATCGAGAAACTTACCGCGCCCGGTGGAGTCACGGATTCCGTCGGACAGGTCGTCGGGGGGATTATGAAGGACCTCGTTCCCGCGTTCGGGAAGTTCTTCGACGGTGTGGGGAAGCTCGTCGGAAAGGTCTTCGAGCTCGTGGGCGTTCTATGGGGCGACGGTACGGGCCCTCTCGCGATCGCGGTTCAGGCGATCGGCGGAGCCTTCTCGATCGTCCTCTCGATCCTCGGAAATATCGGCGGGGCCATCGCGACCGCGATCGATTTCGTAATGAAACTCGGGAAGGCGATTATGGATTCCCCGATCGGATTTCTTATTAAGGCAGTCGCGGGCATCGTCGGAGGAGCGGCGGGCGCAGTCGGAGGCGCGTTCGGGCTCGGCGGGAATACGGGAGTCGTCCCTGCGTCCGTGACGAGCGGCGGCGGTCGGGACTCCGTGGGGGGCAGAGATTTTTCCGTCTCGAACTCGATCACGTTCGGGCGCGACGCAACGTCGAGCGTCAATACTCAGTTGGGGGGAACAGTACGGGCGAACGGCAGAAGTCGAACGAATGGGAGGAGATAAGTGCCAACAGCTCCGTTCCAACTATGGATGGATCTCACGCCCCTTTTTTCCGCCGTGAGGGTCTCATCAACCGTAACGATTACGACAGCGACCCCTCACGGAATCGATTCGGGCGCATATGTTCAGGTTTTCGGGGCCTCATCAACGGCGGGCTCGTCTATGAACGGCGTTTATCAAATCACGAAAACTTCTGGAACTTCGTTCACCTACGCATCGGCGGGAACGGCGGGAACCGCGGCGATCGCCGGGGCGGGGATCGCGTTGGACGTTATGAGTCCGCTCGGAGTTTATTCAGGTTCGCCGAGATCTTATGCGCTCTATGTTGATCTTGGCTCTATAACGATGAGCTCAAGCGGCGACGGGTCGGGAACGAGCTTCGGGTTTACGATTAATCAGGACGTGACCCCGTCAGACGGACCGTGGTTTAACCTGATCCCGGATCAAACAAGATTCAGACTTATTAAAGCAGAAACCGGGGCCTCTCCGGAAGTTGATAAGTCAGACGTTTTCTTTACGGGCTATCTCTCTGATTTCAGCTCTGAGATTAATGATTCTGGTCAGGGGACTATTAGTGAGATTACACTTCAGGACCCGAACGCTCTTTTAGATCGTCTTATCGTTTACGGGAATCAGCTCAGCCCGAAACGTGCCGTGGAGACAGGCGGTTTCGTCCGTTCGTCGAACGTAACTACGGTGACGACCTCTTCGGCCCACGGCTATTCGGCAACTCAACAGATTTCTATTGGAGGGGTAAGCGGCGGTTTAAATAAAACTTTTAACGGCGTCTTTAGTATCTCAACGGTCCCGACCTCTCGCACGTTTACTTATTCCAATGCGGGGTCTGCTACAACAGGGAACGAGTTTCAGGCGTTAAGTTCCGTTTTCCTCGTCTCAAAATCAAGAAACACAGTTATCGCACAGGGAAGCGCAAGCCTTAACCTAAACGATCTCGCAACGGTTACGATTCGCAACGTAACGTCAAATAATGCGTCCGCTCAAAATCTTATTAACGGCACGTTTAGCGGAAACAACGTAAGGAAAACGCTTAGCTCCAACCAAATCCAGATCACACTCCCCGCAAATGTCCCGGTTGGGACGACGTTTACGGGAGGGGAGATCAAAGGGCAGCCTATTATTATTCCGACAGGATCCCCAGATCAAAGAATCTCGATCATTAGATCGGGAGAAAGCGAAACGGCGGCGGCGGCAAGGATGCTCACGATCATTAATCAATATAAAGACGAGGATTACGCGCTCAATCGGTTAATCGATACCGCAGACACGACCCTTATGGTTGGATCATCAACGCAGCTAAATAAGGCGAGTGTCCAAATCCCGACCACGAGCCTACGCTCCGCACTCGACACCGTCGTCGAAACTTTTAGCGGGCAGGACTCGAAGGAGCGTCGATATTATGTCGATCCTGCGGGTCGATTAAACTATGGCATCGCAGACGCCTCCTCCGCGCCCACCTACGCCACCGCTCCATACTCGATCATCACGAGCGGCCCCGGGACGCCAAATACAACAACAGGAAAAGCAACGATCGCGCCGTATTCTTTAACGGTATCGTGGGATCACGATACCGTTAAGAGCGTCGCCTTTTCTCCTTCTACAAATCAGAAGCAGGAGCCCGTCACGGTACAGACGTACACTCAAGCGGGATATACGGATCGCCCGGGGGCTCCCCTTCTTGACGAACAGCTCGATTATCCGACGGCTACGGCAGAATCGGCGGTTCAGGTGGCTCGCGCAGCGAAGACGTTTTTCTTAGAGCGTCATAAACCTCTTCTTTCGGGATCGTTTACCCTTCGAGGTTCCGGAACTCAGGCCTTTAACGCCTACGGGTTTTCTTCTGGCTACGCTCAGACGGGGACGGCAACTTTCTCCCTTGTAAAGCGGTGGCAGCCGGGTCAATGGGTGGAGGTAGTGTGCGCGCAGCTCGGCCTCAGCGGGTTATACCGCGTCGAAGCGGTCGATTGGAGCCTCGAACCCGGGTCATATAATCAGATTATTACGATCACGTTTAATCGAAAGCCTCAGAACTCTCTTACCAATATTATCTCGTCAGGAGGCGCATAAATGGCGCAGATTGGCTCTAACGTCGGATCGATTCAGCAGTCCCTCACAGGGATTACAGACTCCTCCGGAAACGCGGTCATAAGTTCAGACACGACTTTCGGAGCATCTCCGCTTGGGCTCGCAGCTCGCACTCAGGCGTTATACGGAATCCCGAACGCGAACTTTAATCTCGTCCCGCCGAATGTCGGGTCGGCGATTGTAGATAACGAGAATCCGCTCCCTTATTGGTCGGTCACGGACCTCAGCGATGGGAGGCTTACCGCAACGTCTACGTTTAATGAAACGAATCAGACGTGGGGGGTGGTTATCAATCCGTTATCGGGATCGGCGGGAGATTCTATTGCTTTAACGACAAGATCATATCTTCTCAATGACACGGGTATCTCTCTTCGACAAAAAGCCTTCGCGTCGCTCACGAAAAGCGGCACGTATGCGGGGACCTCACAATGGGCCCTCGTAATGGCGGCAACTTATTATGATGCCGCAGGATCCGCACTATCAACCTTCTCAATCGGAACCGCGGCGGATAACTCCTCATATACGGGAATCAATGGGTTTACGACAAGCGGCACCGCGGTCGTCGATACCGCGGCACAATATCTCGACCTTAGTTTAACCCTTACCTGCGCTCAAAACGTTTCTGGGACGTCATATCCAACCTTAAACAGCGTTCTTCTTCAGACGAGCACCGGCGGCGGAGGCGGGGCTCAATCTTTCGTCATTAAAGAGTCGTTTACTTCGTCTACGACTTTTACTCCTCCGACGGGTGTTAGTGCGCTTCTTTTCGCCGGAGCGATCGGGGCGGGCGGCGGAGGCGGAAGTGGATCACTTCGTCTCGGCGTCAGTCCGGCTACGAGAATCGGATACGGCGCAGGAGGGGGCGGCGGAGCGGGATTTCAGTTCACTACGAATCTCGAGATCAATGAGGGGAGCGCGATCACCGTCGGAATCGGCGCGGGCGGCGCGGGCGGTGAGGCGATCTCTGCGACTAAAACGGCGGGATCGGCTCAGGCTAACGGCACGACCGCGGGCAACGCGGGTGCGGCGGGGGGCGCGACGACTTTCGGTTCTTTTTTGTCCGTGAACGGCGGTGGCGGTGGCGGGAGAGGTAATACGACGTCATCGGGAACAGCGGGAACCGCGGGCGGGACTCCAAGCTCAACGAGCTATGGATATGTTTCGTTCTCTGGCGGAGCGGGCGGAGCCGCGGCGACTCCTTCGGGAGCTACTCCGGTTACGGCGGGGACGGGCGTCAATGGATCAGGGACGGCCTTTACCTCTTATCCATATTGGCCCGCTCTCGTCGCGGGCGCAGCGGGCGGCAGCGCGACGGCAGGAGATCCGGGGGGAGTCGTAGGGGCAGCGGGAACTGCGGGGATCGGCGGCGGTGGCGGTGGAGCCGGGGGAGTATATGTAACCGCGTCGATTACAAATATTGGAACCTCGGCTAAGGGCGCGGCGGGTGCGGGTGGCGGCGGGGCAGGGGCGGCACTCGGAACGGGTACTACCTCCGCGGGTAGCGGTGGAAGTGCGGGTCTTTACGCGGGCGCGGGCGGCGGAGGTGGCGGCGGAGCAGTCGCGAGAAATATGACCAACGACGAAGCCGCGGTTATGTCTTCGGGTGCGGGCGGAAATGGGGCCTCCGGTCTCGTCGTGGTTGTGTATGTCGCGTAAACGATACGCCTTTATTAACTCAGACAGAATCGTCGCGCAGGTCATCGTTGGGAGCCTTAATCAGACGCAGCTCGCGCAGTTCGAGCGAGACTATGCCGTCATCTTCGGCGCGATTTCGACGATAGAGATCGCGGATGACGCCGTCCCCGTATGGATCGGCGGAACCTATACTCCCGAGGAGGGGTTCTTACCTCCGCCTCCTCCGCCGGAGCCCGAGATCATCGAGGGCACGTCCGAGGAGATCATCGAAGAGATCGTAGAGGGGACGACGAATGACGCAGCGTGACGCGAATACGGAGATTCTCGCGAGGCTCGATCGCATCGAGAAGGACCTCGGGATGATTAAGCTCGAGCTCGCAGAAACGCGTGGAGCGTATCGCCTCGCGAAGTTCGTCATCGCCCTCCTCGGAGTCTCAGGGCTCGGCGGCGTAACAGCGTGGTTCGCCTCGCAGGGTAAGTAATGCGGAAACTCGAGATCCGCTCTCAACTCGCCGTCGATCGCGAGGCTCGCAGGATGGGCGTCTGGGACGATTGCGGGCCATCATCCGCAGCGGCGGCGGCCTCGTGGGTTCTCGGAAAGACGATCACGGCGCGCGAAGGCATCGCCGCGAAGGAGAAGGCGACGGGGCACGTAGACGCTCAGGGCGTCTCGGATAACGGCTCGAACCTCCCCGAACTTCTTAAGACGGTGAAGGTCCTCGGCGCGGACGGGCGATATCCCGGATCGTGGGAGGACGCGATTCGCGCAGCGAAGAAGGGCGCGGCCCTGATCGTGAACGTCTCGAACGGGCTCTCGCCCTTCTATGACGGCGTCAAGATGTCGAAGTGGCACCGTCAGCTCGTCAAGAAGAATCCGGGGGCGGTCGGGTATGGGCATATGGTCGCCTTCGCCTACGACCCCGTTATCGGGTGGCAGTTCGCCGATCCGACGATGAGCGGCGAAGGGACGGAGATCTACGCCGTCCCCGTTACGGAGGCTCAGGTACGATCGATCGCATCATCGAAGGGAGACGCGCCGAAGGCTCGGACCCTGATCGTGAAGAAGTAAGGAGAGACTATGAATCCGCTCGTGAGCGATATCGTAAACGCGACACTCCTCGCCCTGATCCCCGTCGGGATCGGCGGGATCGCCTATCTCGCCCGTCAGGTGGCGGGCTATCTCAAGGCCCGGATGAACGCCGAGGCGTACGCGATCGTCGAGAAGATCGCCGCGACCGTCGTCGCCTCCGTGGAGAAGACGCTCTCCTCCGAAGAGGGTCAGGTCAAGAAGGACGCGGCAGTCGCGCTCGTTCAGTCCGAGGCCCTGAAGCGTGGGATCACGCTCGATATCGAGCAGCTCGAGAACGCCGTGGAAGCGGCAGTCCTTCGACTCGAGATCGCGTCTAAGTAGACGCTCATCTCTTCGCATAGTAGACTCCACGCAGACTCGACGTAGCCGTCGGGCGAAGTAAGGGGAGGCTCTATGACGAAGATCGAGGACGCGCTAAAGAAGATCCCTCCAACGCGGAAGGGGTCGCGATGCTCAGTCGCCGCGCTCTATGCGGCAGTCCCGGAGGCGGAGCGCGCCGCCCTTAAGAAGGCGGTCGAAGATATCGGCGTGAATCGTACGCCCGCGCTCGGGCTCTCTCTCGCGATCTCGTCCGCGTACGGGATCGACGTCCATCGGGCATCGCTCGATCGGCATCGTCGGAAGGATTGTCTCTGCGGGAGGATCGAACGATGACGAAGATCGAGAAGGCGATCGCGCGCGAGATAGAAGCGGCGAGTCAGCTCGTCGCATATGAAGAACTTAAGGCGGCGCACGTGCGCGTCCTCCGCCAACTCGAGAAGATCCGACGCTCGGAAGATGAATACACGGAGGCCGTCTACCGGGCGGCGAGAGATGCGGCGGCGTCAATGACGATTAAACCCGTCCCCGCGCCGAAGGCAGATAAGAGAAAGAAGGGAGAAGAGAAGGCGATCCTTCTCGTCGCAGATTTTCAGGTGGGGAAAGTAACGCCCGACTATTCGACGGAGATCGCCGCATCGCGCGTCGCACTCCTCGCGAAGAAGGTCGAGCAGCTCGTCGAGATTCAGCGTACGGATCATCCCGTTCGCGAGGTGAACGTCTTTCTCTTAGGAGATCTCGTCGAGGGTGAGGATATCTTCCCGGGTCAGGCGCACCTCATCGACTCAGGACTCTACGGGCAGATCTTCTCAACGGCAGAGATGCTCGCGGGACTCCTGCGATCTCTCGCCTCGCACTTCGAGACGGTGAAAGTATTCGGCGTCATCGGGAATCACGGAAGAATCGGGAGATGGGGAACGTCGCGGCCCGAATCCAACGCGGACGCGATCGCATATAAAACCGCGGCGATGCTCGTCCGAGACGAGAAACGGATCACGTTTAAGGAGACGTTTACGGAAGGCGAACGCCATTGGAACGAAGTCGTCCCCGTCACGGTGGAAGGCGTCACGAAGAAGTGGTTTCTCTTCCACGGCGATCAGTTAAAGGCATCGATGGGATTCCCGTTCTATTCCCTGAATAAGAAGCTCGGAGGATGGAACCTCTCGATCGATCGATTCGACTATGCCGCCTTCGGGCATTGGCATACGCCCGCGCGACTCGTCGCCGCGGACGGGAAACTTACCGCGTGGGCGGCGGGATCCATCGAGTCCTCGAATACGTACGCGCAGGAGTGGCTCGCCGCATCGGGCGAACCCGCTCAATGGTTACTCTTTCAGTCGCGCTCGGGGATCTCTGCGGAGTACCTGATCCGACTCGGGGAGTCGAACCCGTAAACTAAGGGTCCGCCGCCGCATCGGAGCCTCCCCGGTGCGGCGGCCCTTACTTTCCCTCTCCCGAGCCCGTAGGGCGTTTCGGGGGCATTTCGCCCCTCTCTCCGCATTAGCGCGCCTCTACGGGGCGCGGAGGGCATCCTACGGCGATTCTACGAGGGCTCTCCGTCCACGCTCAGGGCCGAGGGGTGGATGAAGAATATTCATTGTGAATATCGCAACACCCCTTGACGGTCCTCGTGGTACGGGTGTACCATCGTGAGAGATCGGGGAGATACCCCGTGAAAAATAGGAGGCAGATATGAGCTTCGCAGAAGTGAAGAGGATGGCGGGACTCGACGGCGTCGGGCGGTACGGCCTGAAGTGCCAAGAGTGCGACGGCGGTCTCAATATGTCCCCGGGCCGATCGTGGACTCGCGTTAATACGTGCGCGCATTTCGCGGAGAGGCTCGCGAGCGTCGAGTCTATGCCCGGAGTTCGGATTCACAAGGGGACGGGATGCTACGCGAATAGCGAGGTCTACGCGGTTATTACGTACCTGATCCCGAAGACGATCGCGGAGGTGGCGCGATGAAGATCCTCGCCTATCTCCCGCATCATATCGATATCCCTTCGGAGGTCCTGAAGGAGTTCGATCAGATGGCGGACTTTACCCGTCTCTCGGATGTCGCGGCGATGTCGCGCGTTCCGGGGACGAATAAGTGGCTCGTTCTCGTGGATGACGGCGCGGGGATTCTCGCGATCGGATTCGAGAAGAAGAAGCCGACGCTCGCGGACGTTCTCCGCGCGATGAAGAGTCAGGAGGTCGCTCAATGATTACGGAGAAGCTCACGGGACCCGAAGACGGCGATCAGGCGGGCGAGTGCTCACTCTGCGGGCCGTATCGAACGCAGATCGAGCGGGGCGAGATGCGTCCCTGCTACGAGTGGGCGCGCGAAGGCGCGACCGTTAAGGAGGTGGAAGGTGAATAAGGCTCTAACGCTACTCGGGGAGGTCGTAGCCGTCCTCCTCTTTATCGCCGCGATGATCGGCATCCTCGCGATCGGAGCGATGCGATGATCGCCGTCACGTATCCGTCCCTCTTCGGGACAACGCCCGATCGGAAGATCGGGACGTGGGATGAGCTCGTGACGATCCTCTCGGATCATCGCGAGAACGCAGATAAGGAGCGCGCGCCTCTATGGTCGCCCGTGACGCTCGTCCCCGGAGGGACGCGGAAGAACGCGGCGGTCGCGCAGGTGAACGCGCTCGTCTTCGACGTAGACGGCGGGACGGCGTACGCGACGGCGAAGGCGGCCCTCGCGGATCGCGAGTTCATCGCCTACTCAACGTTTTCGCATACGCCCGAAGAGGAGCGATTCCATCTCGTCGTCCGACTCCCCGATCCCGTATCGGGCGAGGCGTGGGCGAAGGAGTACGACAAGCTCCGAAAGGGGATCGAGTTCGGCGATACCCTGCGCGCTCCTTGTCACTCGTACTTTCTCCCGCAGCATCGCCCGGGGGCGGAGTATTTCGTGGAGGTGAATCGATGAGCCCGCTCTACGACTACAGGTGCGCGCGATGCCAAAAGACGCGGGAGGTGGCGCAGTCCATTACGGACGATCGCCTAATCCTCTGCGAGTGCGGGTATTGGATGGAGCGGGAGATCCCGCGAACCTCCGTCGTCTTTAAGGGCGAAGGATGGGCGAAGAAGGATAGAAAGTCAGGAGGCGGAAAGTGAAGCTCGATCGAGGAAGTGAACCGAAGACGTTTAAGGATTATCGCCCGCTCAGTCGGGAGAGTCTCGTCCGGGGCGAGGACCGCGAGACGTGGAGGCTATGGATGCTCGTCATCTCGTTCGGCGGGATCGTCGTCTCAGGGATCATCGCCGCGGCGGTGGGATCGTGAGCATCTCGAAGGCGATCGATCCGAAGCGGGTCGGGATCTCGAAGAGTCTCGTTACCTCGACCGCGCTCTGCGGGCGAAAGGGATGGTTCTCCGAGAAGATCAGACTCGAGGACGGGTCGCGCCTCCCGTTCATCGCCCCGGAGCGCGTCGCGTTCGGGAGCGGGCTCGATGAGGCGATCCTGATCATCGCCGAGGCCCTGCGTGCGGGTCGTCCGTGGGACGAGTCCGACGTCGTCGATGAGGCGATGACGGCAGTTCAGGCTCGGCAGACGACGGGGATTGATTGGGAGATCTTCGAGGCGCAACTCCGAGCGGCGATAAAGATCTTCGTTTATGACGTGATCGAGCCTGAGCTCGTGACGTTCCGAGACGTCTACCTTCAGGGACTCGACGGCGAATCTCTCAAGGTGGAAGGACTTATCGGGACGCCCGACTTCATCTTCCGAAAGTGGAAGGGCGAAGAGGGCGCGACGATGATTCTCGACCTGAAGGCGTCCGCGCGATCGAAGTCCGTCAAGGATCTTCGCTCGGCGGAGATGGCCTTCTACTCGTACCTATGGAGCCGTTACTCGGCGGGCGAACTTCCGGGGATCGGGTATCTCACGTACGTACGGACGAAGCGTCCGACGTATCAGCTCATTACGGGAAAGGCGACGGGGGAGCATCTCCTCCTCGCCGAGCAGTATCTCGCGGCGACGAGGTCCGTCGTCGGGCGCGAATCCGTGGAGGAGGTCGCGTTTACGACTTCGTTCTGCGGATCGTGCGAATGGAGGAAACCGAACTCGCTCGTCGGGTTCGATGGTTGTAGCGTCGGGAGGCTCATCACCTCCGACGAGAAGGAGGAGGAGTAATGGCAGGGTTCGATCTTTCAGGATACGTCGAAGTCGCGGATCGACTTCGGGAATGGTACGAGAAGAATCCGACGGCGAGGATCGTTACGACGATCGTCGAGCAGTCAGAGAAGCGCGTCACGGTGAAGGCGGAGGTCTTCCGAAAGGCGGACGACGTTCTCCCCGCGGGCGTCGGGCACTCGGCCCTCTCGATTCCGGGGACGACCCCGTATACGCGCGGCGCGGAGCTCGAGAACGCCGAGACTTCGGCGATCGGGAGGGCACTCGTAGCGGCGGGTCTCCCGTCGAAGAAGGTCGCCTCGGCAGATGAGGTCCTCGCGAAGAGAGGCGCGGCGGATGCTCAGGTCTCCCGAGCGGCGACGGAGATCTTCTCGGAGACGGAGACGGTCGTCCTCGCGGCGAATCCCGTTGCGAAGATCGGGGCGGAGCTCGCAGCGGGGCGATGCCCGGTTCACTCGCGAGATTGGGCGTTTAAGGAGGGCACGTCGAAGGCGGGAAAGGCGTACGCCTTTTGGTCCTGCGGAGCGAAGGACGACAACTATCCGCGCGGATGGTGCGACGAGAAGCCTTCGAAGGCGTGGGAAGTCGCGCAGGAGGCCCGACGATGACGGTCGCGAAGAAGTGCTCGGAGTGCCGAAAGGAGGCGGACTATCTAAAGCCCGCTCAGGCGACGCGCCCGATATGCCGATCGTGCTATCTCGCGCATCTAAAGCGTCTCGCCGCGATCTACGGCGGGGCGAACTATGAGGATCAGCGCGCGGAGGTACTCCTCGAGCTCCGTCGGATCGAGGAGGATCAGCGATGAAGTGCGAGTTATGCGGAACGGATTTTGACGTGATGATGCGGAGGACTCGGACGCTCTGCGAGACGTGCGCCAATGCGGCGGAGTGCGGGTGCGAGGTATGCCTCCAAAACTTCACCGGGGACGAAGACGCCCTGAAAAAGATTAACGAGGAGGTCGAATGAAAGGGAGGCCGTGGGCAAAGTTCGACGTCGGGATGGTGAGAGACGCGAAGGTCGCGACCCTCTCATCGGACGGGGTGCGGTGGGCGTTCGTCGCAGTCCTCCTCGCGGCGAAGGAGGCGGATCGCCCCGGATACTTCGAATCAGTCGCGCATCTTCGGGCGGTCGTATCGCCTACGGTGGCGGATTCGATTCAGGAGCTCTGCGACTCAGGGCTCCTCGCCGTGGACCCCGAGGGGACGATCCACGTCGCGAAGTGGAAGAAGTATCAGATCGACCCGACGGGAGCCGAGAGGGTAAAGCGGCATCGTGATCGTCAGGTCGTCGAGATCGTCAAGCCTTCGCAGGGTCGGGGCGGTAAACCCTCCGCCCTCGGCGATCTCCTTCGGGAGGTGAAGGGATGAGCGGGTTCGGTTATCTCGTGCCGATCGATTCGGAGATCCGTCAGAGGGCCCGGGAACTCCTCTATCCGGGGGAGACGACGAGCTACCTCGGGAAAGAGGCGGAGGTGGCGGGGGCGTTCGGAGAGGCCGCGTTCGAGAGGGCGTGGGCTCGCCTCGGCGGGAGCCTCCTCGAGCACGTCGGAGCCTACGAGTTCGATTACCGCGAGAGGACGATCGGGGAGATCGAGGTAAAGACGAAGCCTCGGAGCGTTCGCCCGGAGCCGCACTATCAGGCGGGAGTCGCCGTTGCGAACCTCGAGTTTCAGCATCCCTCGGCGTTCGTCTTCGTCTCTCTCTATCCGAAGGCAGAGGGGCCGTTCTTCAGGTACGAGGAGGCGTGGATCGTCGGATGGATGAGCGATGCGGAGTTCAGGGGGAGGAGCGTCCTCGTCCCGAAGGGCTCAACGATGGGCGGAGGCGGGGCCTCGTTTCGCGATATGCGAGACGTGGATCTCGCGCAGTTACGCCCGATCGAGGAGCTCATCCTCGCGGGGTATCCGTTACACCCCGTTACAAAAGCGTTACGTGTAACGGAGGAGATGAGAGATGAGAGATGAGAGATTAGAGATGAGAGAAGATATTTATAGAAAAGAAGGAGGGGCTATGACGGAAGAGGTGAAGAGTTTCGAGGCTCGGATGGAGCCCTACTACCGCGAAGCGTTCGCGATTCTCTGCGAGAGGCAGCGCAGATATGGCCCGAAGAATATCCTCGAGGCGGGGACGTGGGGAGTGCTCGAGCAACTCACGAATAAAGTCGAGCGGGCGAAGGCGCAGATAAACGGCGAGGTCGTGAGCGGAAGGATTCTCATTGACGAGCTCGGGGCGGAGCGTGAGGCGGTCCTCCGGGATAGCATCCTCGACCTCGTGAACTATTCCGTCATCCTTCTCGCCCTTCGCGATGGCGAGTGGACGAAGGATATGAGAATGGAGGTCCGTTAATGACGCGGCGGGACGAGGTTCTTCAGATCATCCGGGGGCACGTCGTCGCGAACGGCTACCCTCCGACGGTTCGTGAGATTGCCGCGGCCCTCGGGGTCGGGCACTCTACGGCGCAGCGCGCCATCCTCGAGCTCATCGCGGAGGGAAAGATCGAGCGGCAGGGCGGAGCCGCGAGAGGGCTCAAGGTGAACGAATGAGGAGCGTTCGCCTGATTAAGTGCCGCGTCTGTCGTCTTCCGGGCGCGGATTGCCCGACGTTCGGGAGGCTCTACCTCGATCCTCCGCGGATCTGCGGGATCTGCGGGGTTTCGATGCGGGCGATATACCTCGGAGGTCCCTTCTTTGGAGGGCACGAGGGCGA